ACCCGTGATGCTGCAGATATTCGGCCAAAAGTATCTCACTACGCCTTCCTCTCGCTTTTCTACTCACATTTTCCACCAGTTCTTGTCATAACAGGGTGGACATACCCAGTCATAGTCCATGCCATCCTCACTCATCATGCGCTTGTGAGCACCACCAGCAAGAACCACATTGTCACAATAAACACACTTAACAGGATGCGTGTTGTTGAGTCGTGAAAGGCCCGAGTAAGCCAAGTTATCCATAAACGCTTCATCCATGATTCACAGTTTTGAGCTCGAATAGCCATTTACCATCTGATAACTTGCCCCACAATGGCTCGCATTGTTCTGACTTCAGCTTCTCGATACATGCCCAATGTGCCCAAGGCTTGCCTGTGGCCTTTGATGTGCCTGACTTGTAGACACGCTCACCATGCTTGCATTGGTAAGTGATTGGTTCTGCGCCTAGTGAGTCCTTGAGCACTTGCATGAAGTCGCCATTAGCCTGAAAGGCTTTCGGCTCATCATCCCAAGTAATCGTCTCAGGCTCATTCGCAATCGGTTTTACCAAGGGTGGGTCGAAAGATTTGACTTTTGCCATCTCTTCTCTACTAGGTCGCTTACCCTTAGCAGATAATCCAGCCGAAGCGAGAGCGCGACCGATTGCCGAAGTTTCCGCGTTTTCAAGAGCCGAAGTGCTATTGACCCCTCGATCCGAAACCAACTCCTCAGCATGGCCTGTTGCGAATGCCAGCGCATCAACATCCGTCCTGTAAAGGCGAGCGCAGACAATAAAGCGATCTCTTTCGTGCGATAGTAACTCAGTCTCGATTCTGCCCATAGGGTACGAATCCCAAAACTTATGGATTCTCGAATCGACAGTTTCATAGTCATCCAAGTTCCAGCCCATCTATTTCCTGCTTTCCGAGCGCGTAGTTCAACTGCTCTCTAAATGTCCAGATTGTGCCATCTGGCATGGTTTGTGCCTCTTTGGCACAGTCCAAGCAATAGGCTCTTTCAAAGTCAAGCCTAGCCCTTGTCTCTGACTTCACAATCCACCGCGCCGTAATCATGGCCTTGGGATGCCACACGCCTGAGCGAATCATCCCCCAGCGCAGCTTGCAGATATCACACCAGACATCGGGCCTATGATTAGCTCTGATCGTCATCGTAGTAGTCGTATGGATCGGCGACTGCCATTTCGTAAGCAATGGCGATATAGCATAAAGCGTCGATGTAACTGTCGCGGTTTCTAAGTCCCTCCGTTTCGGCAATCCGGGCAAGTTTGCCCAAGGCGTAGTCAATCGCCACCTTGTGACGCGTTTCTGGAAATCCAGACATAGCACTCCGCATTCGAGCAGTTCTGTCCATTGTGTAGAAGTAATGTCCATATATTGCACCTCGAGTTGCGATGATTCTGCGTGATTCATCGATTAACTCTCCTGCTGTTTTCGGTGCTTGCAACTCGTTTTCCTGCTTTGAATCCACGCCAATACTCCCTTTCGCTAATGACTACATAAATACACCAGAAAATGAAAAGTCCGACCATACTAATCATCCAATAAATGACAGTAGGATCAAACTCAATCCATGATTGCATGTGAGGCTCTTTTCTGCCGGTGGTTGTCCGGCAATGAAAAGACTACGCCTATCCTGAGCTATTTAGCAGTAGGTTTTGATAACGATTTCATAACGAAATCAGAAGCCGAATCCCATGCGTCTATCAAAGTATCGGTGTCTCGGTAGAGGGGAATGAGGTCATTAACCATAAACCTTGCCCTCAACTATGAAACTGCCGTCACGCTCAATGGGTACAAATACTGGGGTAACTTGGCCCTTGCGCTCATAAATCAGGCCAAAGCCTTGCTGCCAGTTTCCACTTCCACCCTTGAGATACTTGGCATCCTTGAAGTTCATCAGATTGCCGACCTCAAGACCCCACAGGATACCCCCTAAAACGCCTCCAGAGGCCATTGTAAGGCCCGAAAGCCCTGCCCTATGGGTATGACCACAGACCACGCTTTTTCCGTGCCTTATAGCCAATCCTAGGGCCGTTTGGCCACCCTTTTGAGATACCTGTCCTTCGTCTCCATGCAGGACTACCCACCCTTTAGCAACAGGGAATGGGTCGCGATGGAACTTGATGCCTAGGTCTTTCAGGCCAAGCCAGTTCTCGAACTGTAGCTCGGGTAAGTCTGCTAATGCTGGAAGTCTGGTTTTGATGGAGTTGTAGAGTCGGTCGGTGTGGTTGCTTCTGACCATGTCTGACACCTGCAAGTCAAATAGAACTTGCTGAGTGATGTGCCGATCTCTATCCAATGTGCCAGCGAACTCACCTGCAAGGCCGCGTTCCCACCGAGACAGTTGAGGCAGGTCGATTTCATCGCCGACTGTGACGACTCGATCTGGCTTCCATCGTCTGATAAAGGTTGCGACATTCTTGACAGCTTTCGGATCATGATAAGGCACTTGTAAGTCGGAGATGACTACAGTTCGCTTAATCTTCGTCCTCTTCCTCGTCATCAAATGGGTCGAAGATGTCGTCATTGACTGGCCAGCGAGGAACGATGGTCTCTTGTGCTACCCATCGAGCCTTGTCAGGGTCGTATCCATGACGAATCAACGCAGCCTCAAACTCTACGAAGGCGATAGCCCATTGATCTATTGGTGTTAATGGCTGACGCTTATCGCGCTTGGCGCTTCGTTCTTTTGCGCGGCGTAGTGCGGCCTTTTGTGCCTTGGTTGCCTTTGCCATGAACACCTCCTTGGATAATGCTGGCATAGATATCCGACTGCCTACTGGATAACACGCCGATTTCAACTTCTAAATGATCCATCCTTAGGCTCAGCTGATTGCCAATCTCTTGCACAAACTGACGAACCATCCATCGCAATGCTGCTAGGAATCCGGTCGCTATCGCAGTTAGGCCCGCAAGGATGCCAATCCACTCCTCGACAGTCATTTGACTGGCTTGGCATATCCAAACACCCCAGCGAGGACGGCGAATAGGACTGCGCGGTAATCGAGTTCAAAGTTAGAGCCAGCCCATGCAGCGAGGAATCCACCGAGAGCCATGAAGATTGGGTGCTTGAGATAGTTAGACAAGATCGCCTCCTAATAACGGCACATTAAAGAATCTGCCATCGTTGTCGCCTTTTTTCGTGAAACTTATATGCATGTGCTGACGATGAGGATTACTTCCACGATATTTCCTCCATCGCCAACCGAGTACTGGACTGCAGATTCGCCCATCAAATATGATGTAAGCAATCCGCTTGTCACCGCGCTTTCCATGGATTCGTAGCTGATCTGCCAAGTCATGCATTTGAGCGTCCAGTCCCAACTTAACTGAAACATCCAAGGCACGAACGCACCCCTGTGGGTCCGGAAGGTGATCAGACTTAGGATTGTCGCGATAGTGTCTGGCGTCAGCGACCCATCCATCTGGCCGCTTACGGTCAGGAAACGAGTCGTCAAGTTGCTCCCTTAACTGAATGCCAGCCTTGCATAATTTAGGACTCGACACTTATCCACTCCAGAGAATCTTCGTCCCATGCATAAAAACCATCAAGAGGTTTAGGTTTGGGAGCTTCCCAATCAAAAGCAGAATTCAAAATCCATGAAGGAAAGGGTTTCGGAGCTATAAAAACATCATTGATTTCATCATAAGCAAAACCTACACCAGCGTATTGCTTTCGGATTTTTCCATTATATGAAGTTCGCTTAACGCGATAAGGAGTTCCTTGAGCATAGTAAGTTTCGGTATCTAAACCATCAATAAATTCAAATTCATCTTTTCCGACTGTAACCGCAACAACAATGTTGTCGTGATTCAAGTATGCGTAATGTGCCATTATGAAAAACTCACCGTATCACTCAAACCTGCTGCCGTAATTTGCGAAATCTTAAAACCGCCACTTGTAGTCGTGCTTTCCGTAACGCCGCCAGAAAAAGTTGCAGTAAAAGATGAAGGATATTTCAAAACGATAAAACCGCTTCCACCATTGCCGCCATTATTTGTTCCAGCATCACCACCACCACCACCGCCACCGCCTGTGTTTGGTGTTCCATTTGTGCCGGGTCCAGAAGCAGAACCACCTCCACCACCGCCATCACCGCCAGTAGTTGCTACTAAACCACCACCACCACCGCCACCGGCCCGAGTTACTGCAGATCCAGTGATTGATGAAGAAGCTCCATCACCGCCTTGTCCAATTCCATCGGTGTTTCCATTTTCCACTGCACCTCCACCACCACCACCTTCACGATTTCCACCAGTTTGTCCATTAGCACCAGCAAAACCTTCTCCAGCGTTACCAGCTGCGCCCAAACCTTCCAATCCTGCCCCAGATGCACCATAACCACCGCCACCAGAACCACCTGTGGCTCCGTTCTTGTTACCCGAAGAACCACCACCGCCACCAGCAGTCGAAGTTACAGTAGCAAAAACCGAGTTTGTGCCGTTTGAACCTTTGTTTGCAGTATTGGTCGAACCTGCACCAGAAGCACCGATGATCAATGAGTAAGCAGTTGATGTCGTTAAACCATTCAAAGATGCTGTTTTGTATCCTCCAGCACCTCCACCACCGCCGCGATCTTTTCCTCCACCACCGCCGCCAGCAATAATCAGATATTCAACATCTAATGGAGTTTGACGGAAACTTAATCCTGCAACAATGTTGCCAATCATTAGGAAACTGCTCCAATGACTGTCCACGCGTTTGTTGCTGTTTTGATCGCTACTGCAGACCTGTTTTGTGCAACTTTTGGCTGCGCGCTAGTTGCACCCGCACTTGTTACTGTCGTGGTTCCTGCTGTTACTGCTTTGACAGTAGCTTCACCAGCTCCAGTATTGAGAATGGTAATAGCAGTTCCGTTGGGAAATGCGTATGTGGCGTCAGTCGGAATCAAAACATCTTTAGCAGCTGCATTTGATGTGATAACTAAAACCTGATATTGATCAGTAGAGGCCAGCGTGTAGCTGGTTACTGATTGTGAGTTGAGGGTAAATGTGACAAGGCCATTAAACATCCCTGCCGAAAGCACATCACCTGTCGATGCTGGAAAGCCTGTGGCCATTATGTCTCCTAGTAGGTCATTACTGACT